ATCAGCGTCCAGCAGCAGTTCAGCCCGTAGACCTTCGACGTGTCGTCGATCTGGTTGAACGCCTCGACGGCCTCGTCCGGCGAGAAGCCCTCGGTGGTGTCGGCACCGCAGCCGGCGCACTCCCTAGAACTGGCTTCCATCGGTGTCACCTTTCAGTTTCTTCAGCGCCGCAGCGATAGCCTCGGGGTCGTCAGGACTGACCCTGTCCCCGCCGACGTTGATCTTCCCGTACTGGTGCCCGCTGTACTCGCCGATCCACACCTGGACCTCTTCGCCCTCGGTCATGTGGATGCCCTCGAGTTCGTCGGGGTAGTCGACGTTCAGCAAGTCCAGCACCTCTTTCGTGCGGTCGAGTTTCTCGCCGTAGCACGGGTGCTTGCACCTGATCTTGTCGACCGTGCCGTCTTCGTGGGAGATGTTCACATCGAAGACAGCGTCGAGATCACCGCCGCTCTTGTAGGCCATCCTCAGTTTGGCCGAGACGATCTGCCCCGTGTATACCGTGTCGTTCGTCAGGCTCAAACCTCGACCTCCTCTCCGTCCATGATGATTGTCGTCGGCGCCTCGGGTCGGTCCCACCGCGCCACCACGTTGTCGGTGTATCCCGGGAAGTGGCTCGCCTCCTCACAGGTCATCAGGCGCTCCCAGCAGGCCCACCACGTCGCGTGCGCCTCGTCGATGTCGTCCTGTGTCAGATCGAACACCGTTACGACGTGGGGCGGCTTGGGCTCCACAGCGACCAGTGTGATGTGTTGCAGGCCGGGGTGCTCCTCGTCGATCACGCCCGATTCCTTCGCCCCGTTGGCGTACCACCCGAGTTGCCCCAGCCAGCCCATCCTCTTCGCGTGCCAGTAGATCCGGTTCGGGTCGGCGGTCATCGAGACCTTCAGTTCGGTCAGGCCCTCGCCGAGCACGTCGGGGGTGCCGCTGCACTGCCGGCCGTTGATCGTCCAGTTGAGGGTCTCTTCCTTGGCGCCTTGGCCGAGCACTTCCATCGCTTGACGGTCGTGGTGGAGGGCGTTAGCGATTGCGTGCGAGAGGTTGCTCTCGCGGCTGTTGAGGATGGTCTCCCCGACGTGCTCGCCCTCGAATACATCCCACGCCTTACCGCGTCGTGTCTTGCCGGGGAAGACCACGAACTGCCTCGGCCCGCCAAGAATCATCTTGTGAACGAACGCCCCGACCCGCATCGCAGCCGACTCCTCGACCGCCACGTCCCGGTAGTACAGGTAGTGCGCCGGGGAGGTACGCATGTGCTTGAGATGTGACCAGCGGACAGGCTCGCCGCTTCGGTCTATCGGCTCCGCTTTCTTCTTCTCGATCTTCACAGCCTTGCGTTGCTTCGGCTCTTGTGGCTTCGAGCTTTTCTGGACTTGTCCTCCAGTCATTCCGACCTCTTTTGTGATGTCTTTGAGAAAGTTCTGCAGATCAGCCCAAGACTTAAACCTGAGCAGTTCTTTGCCCACCCCTCGCTTGGCTACCCTAGTTTTCCCGTTCTTGGATGCATACAGTCTGCGATTCCTGGGCAACCAAGGAGCATCCGACAATAGAACCTGCTTCTGTCCCGGCCTAGATGCGCCGTAAGTCGTTCTAGCCAGGGTCTCCGCGAACTGCTCCATCCTGCTGCCGTTGGATACGGAATACAGCCTGAGCACTTCTGCGTATGGGCAGTATGTTCTTGCGGCTAACTCACGCTCGCTCCCGATCTTGTCAGACTTCCCGAACTTGATCCTGAGCGGGTCGTGTTTCGGTTCAAGTTGAACGATATAGAACACTTCCACCGCTACGCCTTCGGGGCCTGCGGTCGCACTCGAATGCAGTCGACGGTCTCGCCGAACGCGCTCGTCTCGGTGCAGTACAGCGTGACCTTCGTCCCGACCCAACCGGCCACGTCGTTCGTCCCGGCGATGGCCGAGATGGTCTTACAGATCGTGGCATTGGCGACGAGCTGTTTCTTGCCCTCCGCGAACGAGATCAGCGGCTTGCGCTGCTTGCCCTGTGGTCCCGTCACCTCGCCGGCCTCGACGGCCTTGATCGTGACGACGAGGTCTTTCTCCTCGACATCCCACGAGCCTAAGTACTTTTGATCCATGCACTTGCGCCAGTGTCCTGCTGCCATGATATACTTCCCTCGCTTTCTTCTTTGCGGGTGCTCACCCCGCGTTGCCCCGGTCGCCGCTGGCCGGGGTTTCGTTCTCAAAGCTCATCACAGTCTGCGAGAGGCGTTTCGCGGCGATCTCGCAGTAGCGTTCCTCGATCTCGATCCCGATGGCGCGTCGGCCTGTGTTCTTGGCGGCGACGAGAGTCGCCCCAGCCCCGATGTAGGGATCCACGATCAGGGACGCTTCCACAAACCGGATGCACCACGCCATCAACTCGAGCGGCTTCTGCGTCGGGTGGTGGCTCGTGTTCCGCTCGCCCTGCCGTATCATCCCGTGCCAGAGATAGCGGAACACACGGCAGGTGTTCACGCAGTTCGTCCATGCGATCTCGGCCTGCGCGTGCCACGCCGACTCTGGACGCAGTTTGTCCCAGACGAGCCAGCCACCGGTTCTCGGGAGCGCGTCTGCAAAGTAGATCCCGCCCCATAGGATCGTTGGTAGGTCCAGCGCCAGCATATGGCCGGGATCGAACGCGACCCCATCGCCCGTAATCGGGCCGTGATCGTTCCCGGGCGCGTTGCCGTCGACGCCCTTTCCGGGGTAAGAGATCCCATACGGCGGATCCGCGATGATCGCAGCGTCAGGCAGCGAGACGGACGGCAGCACCTCCCGACAGTCCCCGTGATAGATCGTCACCCCGTCCTGCTCGTAGTACGGCTTCACTCTCCGCTCTCCACCTTCCCCGGCGGCCTCATCGCCTCGCCCAGCCCGATGATCCAGCCCTCGACCGACGACAACGCACGCTCCAGCTCCCCGTCGATCTCCCGGCGTTGCGGCCCCTCGTAGCGGTGCCTGCGTAGCCTGATCTGCAAGCCGCGCATCTCCCGTTTGATCGTCGAGAGCCGAGCCTTGACCACGAACGGAACTTCCCGCTTCGCCTCGCGCACGTCCTTGTGCAGAGAGCGGACGTTCTTCGCTACCTCGGCCATCTCGGCGTCTGATTCGGGGTGGAGCATCATCGCGTCTTCACCGTCACTTTCAGACCATTGGAAATCTCGGCAAGCTTGATCTTGACCGTCTCCTCAAGCCCAGCGGAGAGGCTGTGATTGACGTTGGCAACCGCTTCTTTCATCGCCTTCTGGATGTTGAAGTCGAGATGCTTGTGGATGAGACTCGCCACGCGGGTTCCAGACTTCGACCAGCCATATCCGCTGTTCTCTTTCTTCGTCTTGCCGCTATGGTCCACCTCTTCGCGGAGGTAATGGTCGGCACGTTGAACGAGGTACTCGACGAAGGACATCGGCTCGCCCTTCTTCTCGCCCCACGTCGTTGTCTCCTGAAGGCAAATCTCCTCAACGTACCGACTGACGTTCGGGAGAACGTGCTTCTCGCCCATCGCCTCGACGGCCTCGTCTATGCGAGTCTTCACGAGAGCGATCAGCTTTTTGTGGAAGTCGGACTCGCCGACGTACTCCTCTTCGTCGTCGTAGTTGAATCGCTTCGACGAGAGTAGGCGGTCGCAGATTTGATCCACAACCCGCTGCTGTAGTTCTTCTTCTGTGAAGCCAAGATCCTTAACGTCCATCAGTTCCACCTCGTCAGCCCGTACAGCAGGGCGATCACGCCCGCAACGCACCCCACCAGCACGATCTCGGCGGTGTGCTCCTCGATCCAGTCGCCGGCCTTGACGACGAACCACGGCCAGCTCAGCCGACTGGCAGCCCGGTCGAAGCGGTGGACCTCGCGGTACGTCGCGCCGTGGCTCTGGGTGTCGACTCGTCGGCGCATCACGTCGTAGCGGTCGCGGTCGGTCATGGGGTCTCCTTTGAGGCGAAGTCCATCACGGTTTGAGAGAGGCGCTTGGCGGCGATCATTAGTAGTTGTCCTTCCAGATCATGTAGGCCGCTGCGGATGCGAGTGCTGCGATGCTGAGCATCAGCACGCCGAGGCAGAACACCAGGAACGCTTCCATCACACCGACCTCTTGACGTACTGCGCCGTGGCCTTCCGGATCACGGCGGACAACTTCTCCCCTCGCCTTGCAGCGATGGCCTCGAGGGCCTTCCGGATGGCGGGGTCTTCGCGGTAGACGATGTTGGGATAGCTCATGTACCTATCCTAATGCTTTGCATTGCAGGAGTCAATATCTATTCTGTAATCTCTTTCCGCGCCTTCCGCCTCGCCGCCGGGCGGCCCACGAACTCCTCGTCCATGATCTCCTGCGTCCGCCGGCGGATCTGCTCCTCTTCCAGGCCAGCGAACGGCAGCGCGGGCTCCATGAGCTCCAGATCCACTTCCCGCTCCAGTTCCTTCGATCGAATCAGATCGTGCCTGACGCGCCCTCGGAAGTAGGCCCGCTGGTACTGGCGCATTCTCCTGACCAGGTCGCGGAATTCGGAGAAGGTAATTGCCATGCCGTGCCTTACCGCGCCGCTCCATGCTGGGCCATGCGCCCGCCTGCGCAACCTCGCCTTGCCATTGTGCCGTGCCCTGCCACGCCATGCGTAGCCCGACCTTGCCTTGCGTGGCCTGGCCCCGCCTTGCGCCGCGTAGCCACTGTGCCTTGCCTTACCTTGCCAAGCCCGGCCCAGCCTGGCGTTGCCCCGCCATCCCTTGCGCAGCATGGCCTTGCCTGTCTACTGTGCCGTGCCGAGCAGCGCGTCGGATTCCCGAGCCCGGGCTAGCCCTGCCGAGTCAAGCCGCGCCAAGCGCCGCCTGGCGACGCCCCTTACCTTGCCTCGCTACTATGCCGTGCCACACCGTGCCGCGCGACGCCGTGCCAGGCCCGGCATGGCGGCGGGCGGCCGCTGAGGGCCGTGCCATGCCCCGCCGGGCCTTGCCAAGCGGTGTTGTGTTAGACAGATTTACCGTTCTTCGACTTCCATTTCGTGACGACAAACTTCCCGAACATCCCCTTGCAGTCGGGCCTGAAGTCGCCGAGGCCGATCCGCTTTCCGCCGGCGTCCACGATCTCCCGGAAGGTCTTCTCGGCGATCATCTCCTCTTCGAGAGTGACGGCGAATTTCAGTTTCCAGTCGTTGAACATCGGCCGGTGCGTGAGTCTACGCCCGCCCGTAGCCGGGTTTCGGATAGGGCGGCTGTCCACCTCCCACGGCTCTTTGTGGATGATGTCGACCTCGACGTTATCCATCGAGACGCACGCTGGGATGATGCTGGACTTGATCGTCGTGACCTTGGACTTGCCAGCCTTGAAGAACTTCCCCGCGTCGATCAGGCATCGAAAGAGGTTCGGGCCGGGGATGATGTGGCGTTTCCCGTCAGCCGAGAGGTACAGCTTTTTCTCCGACTGCTCCCTCGGCGTGCCTCGATCTCCAACGACTGACGCGCTTGTGTTGCTCGACGCTGACGCTTGCTGCTCCTCAGTAAACCTGTTACAGAGCAGCGGCGTCACGCCCTCTATCTCGATGTCTATGTGCTTCATCTTTGCTTCCTTCTTCTATTCCGACCGGGAATTCGGTCGGCGCCTCTTCTTCGCAGTCCATCAACAGATCGTCGATCAACTTCTCTATTTTTTCGTCCCTCAACTTATCCATGAAGACACCTTCCCCTCTGTGGTCGGTGGAGCGTCCCCGACCCTCGCTCCCTCCGAAGAGAGACCGCGTACGAGATGGACTCAGGTTGGGGGGCCGGGCCACGTTTCCCTGAGACGGGGGGCCGAATCCCCGCCCGGCTCTCTGCAAAGCCGGCTCGTACGTCCAAGAATTTCCCGGGGGCGAAATGCAGTCCGGGCGACCGAGGCTTGAGTTGGGCTCTTTGATGAGCGGCTGAGCCCGCTTGCTCCTCTACATGGCGAATCTGCCGCGGGGGTCATTCGTTTCCTGCCACGAGGGTGGTCTCGTTGTCGTCGGTCGCGATACCGCCGTGGGTCGTCACCTCGGCGACTTCGATTACCACCCCACCGGCCGCATCGAACGTTCCGTCAGCACGGTCAAGCGCTGACTGGATCTGCTGTTTCGCGTCCCTCTCTTCGATCGGGTTGCAGTCCCCGCGGTCGGCGATGATGAGCACGACGTGAAGGGTGGTTAGTCTCATGGCTTCTTGAGCGTTTTGATTATCGAATCCAGTTTTTCGTGGACCGACGCCATCTCGTGACGCAGTTCCGTCAGCGAATGGAATTGAAGGTCGGAATCTTCGAGACAGTGGATGCAGGACATGTATCCGGTTGGCGCCGCGTCGCAGCGAACCATTTTCGTGTCTTGGCAGTGGGCGCATTTCACCGCGAACTCCAGAAAGAAGAAGGGCCGCCCCGATCATCGCCCGGGCGCGAATGCGCTATTCCGGTGCTACAGGGCGGCCCACAGTTGGAACGGGCGGGTGCGATTGTCGTGACCGCTGATACAGAGATCACCGCCCGGGAACTGCCTAAAAGGGATTGTATCAATACGATCACGACACAGCGATCATACGCCGATCGCCGTGAGGGTCAAGCAGATTCGGCGGGACTATGGACTCAATCGGTCCACTGGTAGGAATCCGGCAGGGTCCCGCCCGATCCGCTCATCACGTACCGCGGAGCTCGGCGCGTCATCAGATACCGGCACGCCTGCGCGTGGGCCTGGCGGGCTCGAGCAGCACGGAGCCGCGGCTGGTAGTAGGCCCGGATCAGGAGCAGGGCGAGGATTGCGGAGACTGTGAGGGTGGTCATGTAGAGAATGTCGGTTCCACAGATGTGGAAATCAAGTGGATTGTGGACGGGAATGGTCCAGTGTGGAAAACTTGACACACCATATGCAACAGTGGTACAGATTGAACAGCCCGCGCGGACGGCCGCCTCCGCAATCTTGGAGGGTAGGGCGATTGGCGAACAGCGTTCCGAGGTCCTCAAGAAGGGCGAACGCAAGGCCAACCTGGCCATCAACGAGGCCATCAAGACCTACGGCCTCGAGAATCCCGTCGTCAAGGAATGCCTCAGAATCCTGCTCTGCGTGGCGCGCGGGGAGCCTGGTTACATCGGCCGTCATTGCGGCGAGCGCCTTCGTGCTGTCAATCGGCTGCTGGACCAGCTCGCAGGCCGCCCACGAGAGGCCCCGCCCGCAATGACCGAGCACTCAGACGTGGATCGCTACCTCGCCGACCTGGTCTCCGACGATGAAGATTGAACGGCTCAGCGGGAAGCAGCGGGCCTCGGTGCTCGGGTCAGACGCCCGGATCAACATCTGGCACGGGTCTGTCCGGGCGTCCAAGACCGTGTGCACGTACGTCCGATGGTTGCAGTATTTGAGGAATGGGCCCCGGGGCGACCTGCTGATGGCCGGGAAGACCGAACGGACGCTCGCCCGGAACATCCTCAACCCCCTCCAGGAGATCCTGGGGCCCTCTCGTATGCACATCTCGCAGGGCACGGGGGAGGCTCGGATCCTCGGCCGACGGTGCTACCTCGCCAGCGCGAACGACGAGCGGGCCGAGGCCAAGATCCGCGGCGGGACGTTCGCCGGCGCCTACGGGGACGAGCTCACGCTCTGGCCCGAGTCCTTCTGGCAGATGCTGCTCTCCCGGCTGTCGGTGCGTGGGGCCAAGCTGTTCGGGACCACCAACGCCGACGGGCCGCGGCACTGGCTGAAGGTCAACATGATCGATCGGGAGAAGGACCTGGACCTGAAGGCGTTCCACTTCAACATCGACGACAACCCCTTCCTCGATGCGGACTACGTCGCCTCGCTCAAGAAGGAATACACCGGCCTGTGGCACCGCCGATTCATCAAGGGCGAGTGGTGCCTGGCCGAAGGGGTGATCTGGGATGCCTTCGACCTCGATGGCCACTGCTTCAAGTGGGGCCAGCCCGAGATGGTCAAGTACATCGTCGGCATCGACTACGGCACCAGCAACCCGCTTGTTGCACTGCTGATCGGGGTCGACGCCGAAGGCCGGTTCTGGGCCGTCGATGAGTGGCGCTGGGATTCCAAGGCGCGATCGAGACAGATGACCGACGCGCAGTACTCCGCGGCGCTCGGCGAGTGGATCAAGGCGCACGGCGTGACGCCCACGGTCTTCTGGGTCGACCCGTCCGCAGCGTCGTTCATCCTCCAGCTGCGCCAGGATCACCCGTGGACCGTGCTGGACGCCGAGAACGACGTGTATGACGGGCTGCGTGTGACCGGGACGGCGATCGCCGGGGACCGGATACGGTTCGCCACGGCCTGCCAGGAGACCATCGACGAGATCCTGGCCTACTCGTGGGATGTGAAGGCCGGCGAGCGGGGCGAGGACAAGCCGGTGAAGCAGAACGACCACGGCCCGGATGCGCTCCGATACGCGGTGTACTCGCAGTCGATCCACGATGACAGCGACCTGAGCGGGTATGGGTGGGTGGCGTGATGGCGGACGATGATTTTGTATCGCAGTACAGGTGGCACACGCCGCTTCGCCGCGAGTACGAGAAACCGATGATGGTGCCGTTCCATCCTACGCAGGCCCTGCGCAATGACCCGGCGGCGTTGGTGCAGGCCGTTGGCGTCATCCTGTCGATGGCGAGAAAGATGGCGCGATGAATGCTGCGATCGAGCCGCTGGAGCGGGCTTTCGCCGCGGGCCTCGGGTGGCTCGGCTTCCTCGCGCTTCAGGCCTTCGCTTCGGCGTTCACGCTCGGGGGTGGCTGATGCTCCTGATCTTCGGCGCGAACGGCGGGGTGGGGAAGGCACTGCTGGAAGAGGCACGCCCGGACTACGGGTTTCTGAGCGAGGATCAGACTCGCGGCAGTCGAGGCGTATACCGCACCGAGGCCGAGCTTGAGAGCGACGATTCAGTGGCTGCGTTCTTCGCTGGCCTCGATCTGTCGGACCCGCCTCTCCACGTCATCAACGCAACCGGCCACCTCACGAACGGCATGATCCACAAGGCCGAAATGGCCGAGGTGGAGAAGACCGTGGCCGTTAATCTCCTCGGATCTTACAGACTGGCCCGGCACTTTCGGACCGTCGCCCCGCAGGGCTCTTCGCTCACTCTCCTTTCAAGCGTGGTCGGACGGCTGGGCGTGCCGGGCGCAGCCTCTTACGGGATGTGCAAGGCGGGGATTCACGGCCTGGTGCGCTCCGCGGCGAAGGAATACGCCCGCGCGGGGCTGCGTATCAACGCGATCGAGATGGGCTACTTCGATGTCGGGATGATCGATCGGATACCCGAGCCTCAGCAGGCGCAGATCCGGGAATCTATCCCGCTGCAACGGTTCGGTCGCGTCGGCGAGCTATGGGGGCTGTGCCGGACGCTGATCGAGAACGAGTACATGACCGGCCAGGTGGTCGGAATCACGGGGGGATTGTGAGGGACCCACTCCGCCACGTCGGCTCCTGGTGGCACGACACGGCAACCGTCTCCGAGGGAACAGAACTCGGCAGGCACGCCCGCATCGGGGCACGCTCCGAAGTCACCCGGGCCATCGTCGAAGGCACCATCGGGGCCGACTGCAAGGTGTGGCGTTTCGCGCACATCTACCCGGGCGGCTCCATCGGCCACGGCTGCATGATCGCTCAGAACGTGCTGGTCGCCGGGACGCTCGGGAACAACGTCCGGGTCCAGAACAACACCAACATCTCCAAGAAAGTGGTCATCGAAGACGACGTCTATATCGGGGCCGGGGTGCAGTTCTGCAACAGCGTCCACCCGTCGGCGGTGATCGAGGACGAACTGGTGCCGATCACGGTGAAAAAGGGCGCGTCCATCGGCTGCAACGTCTGTCTCATCGGGGAGATCACGATTGGTGAGGGCGCCGTGGTCGGCGCCGGGTGCGTCGTGACCTGTGACGTGCCGCCGAATGCCGTGGTGTACGGGCTTCCGGCGAGGCAGCGCGGGGAGGCGAAGAGCGCGTGAAGGCCGACGTCTACACCTTCGACGTTCATCGAACCGTTGAGGACACGTTCCGCGAGGCCGTCCCCGATGCCGTGGTCCCTTCGTGGCCCGCGCCCATGTCGCTCGTCAGAACGGCGATCGCCCAGGAGTTCGTATTCGAGCACACGAATCACGGCGAGGACCGCGAATTCATGAAGTGGATCACGAAGACGAAGATCCGCGACCCGAACAACTGCTGGACGCCGCGGTTCAAGGTCGCCCACATACCGAAGGTGCTCTACCACGCGCACTATCGGCACAAGAAACCGGAATTCGACGGGAAGCACTTCCATCACCCGAGCCTGAGAGTGGCCCATGGCTAAGAAGTTGACCATCATCTGCCCGGCCCTGATCGCCCGACAGGGTATGACCACGATCCTTCCCGATCTGTGCCGCCAGGCCGACGGCAAGCCCGTCGAAGTGATCGCGCTCGCGGACAACGGCCAGATGACCATCGGCGAGAAGATGAATTGGCTCTACAAGATGGCCAGCGGGGAGTACACGTCGGGCGTCGGGGACGATGACAACGTTTCCGAGGACTACGTCGATACGCTGCTCGAGGCCATCGGCGACACGGACGTGGTCATGTTCGACGTGGATTGGGGCGCGCTGAGGCTCGGCAGGCCGTCCTGTGACTTCCGGCCGCTGTGCTGCGTGCGCACCGACCTCGCCCGCCGGTTCGCCTTCCCGCACTGGTGGCAGAGCGAGGATCGCGCATTCCGCAAGTGGCTCCGGGCGCAGGGCCCGACGGTGAAGACGCTCGACAAGATCCTCTATCGCTACAACTACAGGCAATCCAAGCCCGAATTCGGCGGCACAGAGTACCGCCCCGAGGGTCACATCGCGTCTGCGGCGGAAGTCGCGGACGTACTGGCGAGTCAAGCGGGGTAAACGATGGCGAACTGGCTCCAGCACAACGCCCGACTCGCCTGGGACCGACTCCAGAAGGGCCTATTCGGCATCGATTGGGGCGCAGGCCCCGACCCGTCGGGCTACCAGTGGTCGCAGGATTGGGTCCGTGGCCTGGAGATGATGCGCACGGGCAGCGAAGTCGCTCGGCCCTACGAGCAGGTCGGCCCGTACCAGCGCGTGGTCTCCGTGATCTCCCGGGACGCAGCTGCGGTGCCGTGGGAGATGTTCGCCATGGACTCCGAACAGGAGCCCGGCGACGACCCGATACCGAACCACCAGGTACTGCAACTGTGGAAGCGCCCGAACGACTACATGCTGGGCAATCAGCTCTTTATCGGCTCGTACATCTCCAAGATGGTCTTTGGCGAGTGGATCTGGTACTACCCGGATCTGACCATCGGCCGGCGGGACGGCCTCCGCGCCACGCAGGCCAGCAGCGGCGAGATCATGCTGCTGAATCCCCGAGCCATCCGAATCGAAGTCAACGACGCAGGCGAAGTCGAATACTGGCACCGGGACGCGAAGACCGGGGTAGAGACACAGCTCGACTCCGACCGGATCACCATGTCCAAGCGTTACAACCCGTACAACCCGCTGCGCGGCCTCCCGCTGTCCACGGCGATCATGGCCGATCTGGCGGGCTACTACGCCGCAGCCGAGTGGAACAAGCGGTTCTTCGGCGACCAGAACGGCGTCCCGACGCTGGTGTTCAAGCCAGGCGAGAAGTCCCAGGCCGACCAGAACAAGCGCGACGACTTCGCCCGTCGCTGGAATCAGAAGCACGCAGGCAGGCGCGGAATCGGTGTGATGCCAGGCGGATGGGACGTGGTCGATCTCGGCATCTCCCAACGGGACATGGACTTCAACGAGCTGCGGCAGTTCGGCCGTGACGAATTCCTTGCCGCTGGTGGCGTGCCCCCGCTGGTCGCGGGCTACCTCACCCGCTCCGTGACGTACAACGCCAGCGAGCAGAAAGAGGTGTACTGGGAGTCCACGATCACGAATTTCATCACCGAGGAGCAGGCGGTTCTCAACGAGGACTTCCTGCCGAAGGTCGGTGTGACCGATCGGGTCTTCCCGAATTGGGATCTTGTCAAGGCGCTACTGGAGAACCTGAACGAGAAGACCACGGTAGCCAAGGAATGGTTCGCGATGGGCCTGTCGAAACAGGTCATCAACGAGCGGCTGGACATGGGCTGGGATCCCGACCAGATCGAGGATTACGAGCAGGGCTACCTCGGTTTCGCCCTCGCGCCCGTGGACCTGCTGAGCGAGCCGCGGACGCCAGCCGGGCCTGCTGGTGATCCTGACGACATGACCGAAGAGCAGGAAGAGAAGGCCGAGAAATTCTTTCGTACAGTCAACCGTAAACGCCGCGAACGAAAGGCGCTCTCCGACGGTGGCCGGGAGCAGCGCCGCACGATGGTCTGGAAAGGGATCATCGTCAGGACACGGGACATCGAGCTGCGGCTGGATACGGTCATCCGGAAGCACATGAACGCCATCCGCCGGGAGGCGCTGGAGTACGTCGACGGGCTGAAGGGGTGGCTGGATCGGCAGCGCTTGACGTCCGTCGGCAAGTTCAACAGAGAGGTTGTGCTCAAACAGGATGGCCCTGACTTCTTCGACGTCGAGGCGTTCAAGCGGCTCCTGCAAGAGCTGACCGCCCCGATCCACCGCCAGGCCGTGACCCGTGGCGGCGAGTCGGTCATCGCGGACATCGGCATAGGGATCAACTTCAACCTCCAGGACCCGAGGGTGGCGGCGAAGCTGGCCGAACTGTCGCACAAGATCACTCGGATCGACGACACGATAGAACTGGCCTTGCGCGAGTCGCTGGTCATTGGTCTCGGCGAGGGCGAGTCCCCGCAGCAGCTCGCCGCGCGCGTCCGTGACGTGATGGACGCCAGCGTGTCCCGCTCGATGACCATTGCCCGCACGGAGACCGGCTTCGCGTTCAACACGGGCCGTAACGAGGGCATGAAGCAGGCCGGGATCACGAGGCACGAATGGCTGACCGCGCGCGACCCGAAGGTGCGGGAGACCCATGTCGCGGAAGACGGCCATGTGACGGATGTCGGGGAGCCGTTCCCGATTACGAAGCTGCTCTATCCGCAGGACCCGTCCGGGCCGCCCGGAGAGATCATCAACTGCCGGTGCGTAGCTATTCCGGTGCTGGAGGGAGAGACGTAATGGACAAGCAGACGCAGCCCGAGCCCGCTCCGCTGACGAAAGTCGGGTTCATTCCCGAACTGAAGGCGATTGACGCCGAGGCTCGCACGGCGACACACGTCATCTCCAGCGATTCGATGGATCGTGGCGGGGACATCGTCGACGTCGAGGGGTGGGATCTCGATCACTACCAGCGCAACCCGGTGGTGCTCGTCGATCACGACTACCGCATCGAGAAGATCATCGGCAAGGCGATCTCGATCACGAAGAACAAGAACACGCTGGAGGCTACGACGCAGTTCGCGGACATCGGTCCCGGCTTCGCGGCCTTCAATCTCGTGCAGTCCGGGATGGCGAAGGCATGGTCCGTGGGCTTCGCGCCGCAGGACCATCACGCCATCAGGAAGGGTGCGAAAGACGGCTGCAAGAAATGCCGTAAGGCACGCGACGCGCAGCTTCAGGGCCGCGACCCGGAAGACGTGTGGATTCGCGGCCTGCACTTCACGAAGCAGCAGCTACTCGAATACAGCCTCGTGGCCGTCCCGATGAACCCGGACGCCGTAACCGAGGCGGTCCAGCGCGGATTCGTCACACGGGAGACGGTGCCGGATCTCTTCCGGATCGTCCAGCGTGACGCCATGGATGCGCTGGTCAACAAGATTCTGAACCCGACGACACAGGCGACACCGGCACCTGCCGCGGGCACGAGTCCGAAAGTCGAGCCTGCCGAAGTCGACATCCACCCGGCCATGACGGCCATCGACGGGGCGTTGCGCACGCTGCGCCTCGGCGAAGCAGGGATCGAGCTGAGGAAGGTGAAACTATGACCGATGCAGAAAAGGCAGCCGCGGAGGTGAAATCCACCGCAGAGCTGGCGCCGATCGTCGAGGGGGTCCAGAAGATCGCCGAGAGCGTGACGGCCAGCGAGAAGCGCGTTACCGAAAAGGTCGACGAACTGGACAAGAAACAGGAGCGAGGAATCGAAGACCTCGCCGCGAAGACCAACAAGACCGTGGAGTCCATGATCGAGCGGATCGACAGGCTCGCGAAGGGCTCCACCGTGCTCGGGAAACTCGTCAACGTCGAGTACAACGACGACGGGCTGAAGGAAGTCCTTTCGCCCGAGACGAAGAAGAGCATGCGCCAGGTGGAGATGCTCTGCAACTCGCTCCCCGAGCAGGCCAAGAACGCGAAAGAGCCGGTCAACTACGCCGCAATGTACGAGTGGTGGAAGGGTTCCACCATGATCCAGGTGCCCGGCAAGTTCGAGATCATGGCCAATGTCGGCCAGCACGCCGAGCACACCGCAAAGGCGTTCAAGGCGCTCCAGGACAAGGCCGCGTCGGAGTGGCAGACCAAGGCGGACATCGCCGAGGATGTCGCCGGGACGGGCGGCAATCTCGTTCCCACGATGGTCGAGGCGGACGTAGCTCGGCTGATGGGCGATGCGGGCAAACTCTGGCCGCTGTGTCGTCAGCTGCCGATGCAGACGAAGACGCACAGCATCCCCAGCGAGGACACCGCGCTGACCGTGGCGTGGGCCATCGAGGCCGCGGCGCTGACTCAGCAGGACCCGACCTGGGCGCAGGTGGACATCACGGCGGACAAGCTGTACGGCCGGGCGAAGATGTCCGTTGAGGTGGTGCAGGACTCCAGCGTCGGACTGCTGGCGTGGCTCCTGCGTGTCTTCTCCGAGAAGATGGCGCGCGAGCTCGACAAGCAGGTGGTCCTCGGCGACGGCACGCTTCCCGAGCTCCTCGGGGTTCGCAACGGCACCGGGATCAACGCGCTCACCTCGGGCACGGCCGCCGGTCGGTCGCTTTCGTGGTCGCTGCTGGTCCAGACGTTCACCGGAGCGAGCGAACAGAGCGCCCGCGATGACGCCGTATGGATCATGTCCCCGGCGGGCTACGCGCTCGCGCTCGGCCTGGTGGACTCCAACGGGATGCCCATCGTTCACTTCGGCGCCACCGCGACGCAGGGTGCTCCGGCCGGGACGATCCTTGGCCGTCCGATCATCGTCTCCGCAGCACTCGGCGGGGCCTCGACCCTCGACGACGGGACGAACACGGAGATCCTCTTCGGGTCGCTGTCGACCTTCACGGCGGGAACCCGGATGGGCATGTCGTGGGACGTGACCGATCAGGTGGGCTGGGCGAACTTCCAGATGGACGCTCGCCTCGTCGGGCGCTTCGGTGGCCGCGTCACCGTCCCGGCGGCGTGGACCTACCTCGGCTTCCTGACCTACCCGTAACGCAACCGGGCGGCTCGGATCTACTCCGGGCCGCCCATCACGGAGCGACTGTGGAAAAGACGAAAGTGATGATCGGGATGCTGACGGGCGGGTTCATGATCCACGCCTCGCAGGTGATCCTCGCGCATCAACTCCCGATCTGGTCGGCCTCGCCGAACTGCCCGTACAGTTTCACGCTATGGATCGAGGCTGGCACGTCTCCGCAGGAGTTCGCGCGCAACAAGATCATCAAAGAATTCCTCGACAGCGAGTGCGACATCCTGATGATGGTCGACGACGACATGATCCTTACCGGGAAGGCCATCGAGCTGCTCGAGACTCCGGGGGATTGGCACATTGTCGGGCCGCTTCAGTACATGTTCCAGCCCGCGAATCCCGAGCGCGGTAGGATGAAGCCCGAAGCGTATCCGTGCGCCTTCAATCGGGACAAGTCGGCCCCGATCGGCAGTCAGACGCTCCCGTGCTGGCCCGTCATGGGCGAGGGCACGGTCAGCGAGGTTGCCGCGGTGGGCTCCGGCGTCATGGCGATCAAGCGCGAGGTGCTGCTTGACCGCCGGTTGATGGTCAAGAAAAACATGGACCCGCCTGCGTTCTTCAAGAACCGCTACGACAGAAACGGGAAGCGCCTGCGCGGCCTGGACATCGACTTCTGCTGGAGAGCTGGCGACCTCGGGTACAAAGTCATGGTGAATTGGGCCGTCGAGGTGGGTCACTACAAGCGGGTGAATCTCAACGACATCGACTTCTTCGCCAAAGGTTCGTTCATGGACGGCATGAAGGCCCAGCTCCTCTACGACCAGAATCAGAAAGGGAACCCCGATGAATTACAAGTGGCTGGTGTCGAAGGTGGGCCGAACGGCGGGACAGGTGGAATGGCTGAGTCCGGGGGGGGCGACGCAGGTTTGGCTCAAGGCGGGGTGGATCGAGCCGGTGGAGAAGACGAAGAAGGCCCCGGCGAAGTCGCTCGACGCGCCGCCGGTTGACCGGGCCGTCAAGTCGCCAGCGGTCAAAAAGGGGGTGACCCGTGGCCACAAGAATTGAGATCCAGGACAGCGCCGCACAGACGGCCTCGAGCAATTCGGCCTCGAGCGCCATCAACACGCTGACGATGGCCGCGCTGAACCTCGACGTGACGGCCGTCTCCGGGACCACGCCCGTGCTCGACCTGTTCCTCCAGGGCTCCGACGACGATACGGAATGGTTCGACGTTGTCGCCGACAGCGTGATCGAGACCGCGAACGCCGCAGCGGAGGGCACGGTCACGACCAACGCCCGTGACATCGCGGACGGTGTTACGGCGGTCGTCAAGGCCACCGCGATCTACAAGCACCTGCCGTATCGGTACGTCCGGATCAAGTGGATCATCTCGGGGACTACGCCCTCGTTCACGTTCTCCGCCGTTCTCGTCGGGAAGTGAATCATGGCCACCGACCTGACAACGACGGCGATTCTCAAGGCGTGGGCCTCGCCCGCCCTCGCCGCAGACCGCGACGCCGAGATTGCGCTGTGCGTCACCCGGGCGTCCGTCTGGGTCGAGGAGCAATCCTCGTGGGTCATCGGCACGGTGACGTACACGGCGAAGGCGTTCGATGGCGACGAGATCCGCGGCCCGAACCTCTTCCTGCCCACCCGGCACCGCTACGTGGCAACGCCGTCAGCCATCACGGAGAACGGGACCGCGCTCACGATCGCCACGGGCTACGACACCTCGGCGGACGTGATCGCCACAGGCCTGCTGGACCGCAACGAGCAGGCGAGGCTCCAGCGCCGCGGCTCGTGGTCGGCAGGGCTCCAGAACATCGCCGTCACCTACGTGGCCGGGTATGCCGCCGGGTCGATCCCGGCGGACATCGAGCAGCTCGCGAACGAGGTGGCCTGGATCTTCTTCAAGGCACCGATGTCCATCGGGCGCTCGACGGTCACGAAGGCCGGGCACGCGGCGACCATCGATAAGGCGCTGACGCCGCTATCCCTGATGACGCTCGAACGACTGCGCGAGGCTTTCTGATGGCGAAGGTTCTCACGGATCTCCAGGAGATCAAGCGCGCCATCGCTGCCGTCAGCGAGCCCGCGGCCGATTCGTCCATCCGGGCCGCCATGCAGGCGTCCGTCCAGGCGATGATGCGGGACGTGATCCTCAACCGGATGACCGGGCAGGAGTTGGGCGTGGTCACAGGCACGGCCAGGCGGTCGATGCGTGGCCGCACCTGGGAGAATTCCCGAAGGGTGGTCGGAGAGTTCGGCTCCCCGCTCGGGTACGTCCGCGCGCACGAGATCGGCTTCCACGGTCCCGTCGGCGTCCGCGCCCACGAGCGCACCCGAGGCAGCACGACGCACCCGGTCAGGGCGCACACCCGCAACGTCAATATTCGCGCGCGCCACTTCATGCGGAACAGCCTCTCGAAAGAGACCCGAGGCGGCAGCGGGTCGAAGCTGACCCGCCGCATCGTCAAGGCGCTGCGCATCGCAGCGAAGCAGGGCCGGATACCGCGGGCCGGCGAGCTGGGGGTGTGATGCGTGCTGCTCCCAAACTACAGCCTGGAGAATGGCGACACCGGGATCACCCGCTCGGGCCTTGCGGAGATCAGCACCGCGCAGGCGTTCTCGGGCACGTACTCGGGGCTGCTGCGTCTACGGAAGAACGTATTCGGGCAGTCGGACGGCGTCTCCCAGATCGAGTGGGATGCCGTCGACATCGACGCGGCCGAAACGTACCGGCTGTTCTACTTCTATCACGCCGACGAAGCGACGAGCACGGCATCGGATCTCGTGCTGGAAGTGAAGTATACGCTCGCTCCGGGCGCGTGGGTCGAAGTTGCGCGGATCACTCAGGCCGCGAAGGGCGTCGACTGGACATCGGATGGCCCGTACACGCCGTCCCCGACAGGCAGCATCGCCCGGGTCAGGTTTCGCGTCGAGGAGGCCGGGGCCGTCTCAGTCATCAACGACCGCTGGTATGTCGATTTCGTCTACCTCTCCGTGGAGGGCGATATGGCCGTTCGTAAGTGGTCCGCCATCGCGGCGCTGAAGACGCAGTTTAAAAAGATCCTCGGCTCGGGTGCGGGCTACCGGACGGACCTCGGCAGCAGGGTCTACGACCGGCTGACTACCCCGGAAGACGGTGCCGAGATCCCTCGCCCGTATATGTGTATGCCGCTGCTGAACGAGGAGCAGACGTACGAGCACGAGGAGTACTCGATCACGACGGAATGGCGGCATCGCATCCACCTGTTCGTCGATGAGTTGAACCCGACGAAGACCCAGACGAGCGCCGCGACGCTGCTCGCCGACGCGCACGATGATCTGGTCAAGGCGCTGATGGAAGACTTCACGCTCGGCGGCACGGTGAACGACCTGACGATCGAGGGCAGCAACACGTTCTGCGCCGCCCTCGAAGACGATTCATACGGCGAGCTGGTGATGGACCTGCGACTAAAGCAGATATTCCAACGCTCCGACCTGGGGGTATGACGTGAAGATGCTGAAGTTTGGCGGACCGAAACTGCCCAAGGGGCGCTCGACGTGGTACGAGACGCCGCGCGACGGCCGAAGGATCAAGGTCAGGGCCGACCCCGGCCTCACCGTCCCCGTATCCGAGGTGATGCGCTGGGGCGTCGATGGCCCGTCCAACGCTGCCGAATATTACGTGATGTCCGGGATGGCCGAGTACGTCACGCAGAGAAAACAGACGAAAGACGAGGCGAAGGAATAGGCCCGAGCCTCACGTTACAAGAGCCAGCCGCGCTGGCAGAAGGGGAAGAATAAATGGCTACCGATGCGACTAAGATCGAAGTCGGATCTGGCGTCTTCTCCATCGGCGATTGGGTTACTGCCGGTGGGGCTGGCTCGCTTGCGGACGTGGGGCACATCAAGTCCCCGTTTGAAATCGGCGTTGCGATGGAGAACTTCGACGTCGAGACCGAACGGGCTATCGGGATCGTGAAGACCACGCCCACGAAAGACGACTACACGCTCAAGGTCCACTTCCACGAAGCGGACCCGGAGTGGCTGGGATTCGCGCTGGGACAGCCCGACGCGAACCTCACCGGGACGGCCCCGGACGAGACGCTGCTCGTCGGCGACCGCTCGGAGCGTTACCACCAGGCGACCATCGTCGGGACGGGCATCGGCACCACGGCGGTACGCACCTGGACGTTCTGGCGGCTCCAGGTGATCTCGCTCGAGCCGGTGCTGATCGGCAAGGCCGTCGAGCAGTCGTACAACGTGACCTTCCGCATCCTGCGGGACGATTCCGTCTCGACCGCGGACAAGCACTTCAACCAGGCCGACACCTAATGTCGGTCTCCGACTTCATCGCGTGCCGTCGCGTCCTCCACGATGGGGCCGGGCGGTACGTGGTGCGTCGGCCGACCTTCGCGACGGTCCATCGGTTCCTCGAGCTGTACGGCGTCGAGGTGATCGCGATGAACGAGGCCGAGAAGATGCACCCGGGCTGCCTGTCGCTGGACTCGGCCTTCAAGGTGGTCCAGTGCGACGACCGGATGCGGCTGGTCCTGGAGACCTGCGTCGAGTCGGACAGCGCGCACTGGCCGCTGGAGACGCTGGCGCGCGCCGCTGTGGGGATGGCCGACATCCCGAGGATCTTCGACTCGCTGTCGCTACCCGGAATGGAGGAGGCCGGCGCGGGCAGCGAGGTTGTGCAGGAAGGGCCGACCGATCAGGAGATCAGCCTGGTCGCGCTGGCGCAGAAGTTCGGAGTGCCGCCTCACACGGTAGCGGACTGGCCGTACGAGACGTTCCTCGGCGCGCTGGAGTGCGTCAACGTGATGACGGCGACACCCGAGGGGCAGCCGCAAGAGAGCGATTTCGAGAAGCTGTGCAGGCTTCAGGCGGAAGGTAAGCTGCAGTAATGGCAGGCGAAGACCTCAGAATCCGCGCCCAGATCGACATCCTGCTCAAGGATAGCGGCGCCGCGATAAAGAAGGCCGACAAGCTCCTGAAAGAGATGGACAAGGACGCCGCGAAGGCGGCGAAGTCCCTCGACCGGGCAGAGAAAAGTGCGGGCAAGCTCGGCAGTACCCTCACCCGATTCCTCGGCGCGGCTGTTATCGCGCGGTTCGTGCAGCAGTCCATCACGGCGTTCGCGGATTGGGAGCGGCAACTATCATCGACAGGGAGCGAGGCCAGGAACCTCGGGCTGGACGTAGACGACACGGTCGGCCGCGTGAAGGCCATGACCGCGGCAATCGAGGAACAGACCGGCATCCTGCGGCAGGACACCACGCCGATCTTTAACAAGTTCCTCGGGCTTACCGGCGACGTAGAGCAGGCGACGATCCTTCTCAACGCGGCAGTCGGAGCGCAGGAAAAGCAGTACAAGGACGTCGCCACAGCGGCGAACCTGCTCGGCGGCATCCTCCAGGGCGAGGTGATCGAACCCGCGAAGTCGCTCGGCCTGGCGTTCGACCAGACGAAGGACTCGGCAGAGCAGCAGGCCGAGGTGCTGGACCAGGCGCTCGACAAGTTCCTGGACTACGGGGACGCAGCCGACGACGCGCGCGGCTCGCTCGATTCGATGGCCGCGAGCACGAACAAGGTCAGGATCAGCGTGGGGGAGGCGCTGGCGCCTGCCATTGGGCGATTGTCCGATTTCTTCGCTGGTTTCATCATTGTACTCCAGAAGGCGTGGGCCGGGATCGGTACGTTTGTGTCCGCAGGGATTCAGGGCTTCACTAGTCTGGGGCGCGTCATCACTGCGGCGTGGGATGCGATCAGGACTGGCGGCGCAGGCGGCACGTTCACGACGCTCCGTGAGACGGCCGAGAAAGAGTTGGCGCTGATTGGCGACATCTTCGCCGATGGCGCAGCGGAGCAGAAGCGGATCTCCGGGGAAGCCGAGAAGGCCGTAACGCTCACTGTCCAGCAGCAACTCGACGCGCGCCAGAAGTTGCGCGATGCAGCAGCGGCCCGCTCGGCTAAGAAGGCCGAGGAGCGACTGGCGAAGGAACTCGCCAAGGCCGCAGAAGAGGAAGCGAAGAAGGCCGACTTCGCCCTCAAGGCCAAGGAATCCCAACTACGCGCCGAGCTGGCGCTGACCGAAGAGGGCTCGCGGGAACGGCTCGCGAAGGAACTGGAGATCCTTGCGCTGCTCAAGGAACGGGCGCTCAAGAGCGCGGAGGAAATCAAGAGCGGCGAGGCTGAGCTAAACGAGGCGTTCCGCCTGGCCGAGCAGAAGCTGCGAGCGGATCACAACGCGCAGTTGATCGAGGATGCAGCGGAACGAAACAGGGTCATCGCCGAAGCGGAGTTCGAGGCTACGCTGGGTCTGCTTGACGCGCTGATGGATGCCAGGGACATCGCCGGGCAGGACACGCTCGAACTTGAAATAAAGAGCCTGAAGGCCCAGCGGGACAAGGAACTGTCCGAGTACGAAGGGACATGGATCGGCAAGTGGAAGATCGCGATTAAGTGGGCGCAGATCATCTCCAACGCGGAGAAGGACATCGCAGCCGGGAGGCTGGAATTCCAGAAGGCCGCAGACGCAGCGGAGCTTGATTCCAAGTTCGCCCTCGCGTCGGCGTCGGTCCAACTCGGGCAGGCGGTCTTCGGTGAGTCCAAGGCCGCAGCCTACGCCATCGCCGTCATCAACATCGCACGACAGATCACCGCGCATCTCGGGAACTGGTATCAGGTCGCCGCCATCGCCGCAGCCGGTGCCGTGCAACTCGCCACGATCTCCCAGACGAACATCGGCTCGGCCAGTGCGCCATCCCTCGGCGGATCAATCCCGACGCAGCAGTCAACCAGCGGCCCCGCGAACGGTGTGGTCACTGAAGACCAGCAGCAGGAAGGCACCACGCAGGCCGCTGGGGCCCCGATCATCATCCAGGGCCCGAACATCATCAGCGATTCGTCCATGCGTCGATTCGTACGCGCCGCCGACAGGGCGAGAAGGCAGGATCAAGCCCGGCGGCAGCGATGAAGACGCTCTCCGTCATCTTCACCGACCCCAACGGCGTCGAGCTCGACGTCACCGGCAGGATCGAAGACGTCAGCCGCTTGTCCGAGGGCACCGAGGAAGACGTCCTCGACTTCACCCACGGCGATATGGACTTCGACCTCGCGGACCAGGACGGCGAGGTGGAGAAGTTCTTCCTCGGGGCCGAGCCGAACGACGAGTACACGGTCAAGGTCTACCGGGAGACCGGGAAGCGCCGACCGAAGTGGGATCTCGTCTGGGCCGGGCTGATCGACCTCCCGTGGTCGCTGAAGTACGACCGGAAGGATAAGACGGCGTCTGTCCAGGTCTTCTCCCACACGAAGCTGCTGGAGCGTGGCGACGCGGACAGCATCAAGCGGGACGAAGGCACGCAGACCGCCTCGATCACGTCAGGGGCCGCTGTGATGAGCAGCCTGACCGACACCTCTATGCTCCAGACCGGGGACACGGTCTCGCTCGTGGACTCGAACAACAACGAAGAGGGGGTGATCCAATCTATCGACTCGGCCACACAGATCACGCTCGAAGACGACTTCACGAACACCTTCGCCGCGGCGGCGTTCACGCTGGAGACGCCGTATTACCGTGACAAGTCCATCGCCTTCCTCGCGGATCTGATCTTCACCGAGGCCAGCATCCCGGACTATGAGGTGAGCATCACCGAACGGCTGGCCGGGTATCCGGTCGAGACGAAGATGTCGGTGGACGGCATCCCTGACCCATCGCTGGCGATCCGGTCCATCGTCGAGCAGCTCGGGCAGATCGTCATCACCTACCTGAGCGGAAACGAGCAGGTTGCGGACAACCCGCGCGACGGCTGGGTGGACGGATCCGCGAAGAACAACGGGAACGGGGACTGGCGACCGTATCTCACCACGGAGCCGACGGTCCTCGCTGCGCCGAGCGCCAAGGACGAAGGACTGATCGCGTGGGATCACACGAACGGGATTTACTACGATCTTGAAGAGATCATCACCGCGGATACCCCCGTACCGGGGACCGACCGCACGCAACTCTACCTCCGGGCTGACGGGGTGCAACTGGTTGAGGTGGACACCTGGACGAGCGCCCTCGGCCTCAGCGGGTACGACATCGCCAAGCTGGAATATGACGACGTTAACGACTTCGTTTGGATCAGCTACAAGCGCGACGCGGGCGCGGCGCACCTCAAGATTTACGACGCGGGAGGGGCCTCTCTGGGATCGGACATCGGGGACGCAGGTTCGTTGCGGTGCATCCGTTCGCTGGGTTTCATGGCGTTTCTCGACTACGAGGGCACGACGCTAACGTTCTACAGCCTTGCCACGGCAACGAAGACGGCCATCGAAACCATCAACACGATCACGGTTCCCGCGGGCCTGATTATGTGGACGCTGAAGCACTTTGGCGACCACATCGTCGCGCTCTACCATACCGGGTCGGAGACTCGCGCGCGTGTATGGACCATCGATACAAACGCGAAGGGCGTGGAACGCTGGGGCCAGGTCGCGGACTACCGGGTCAGCAGCCTGCGAAGCAACTTCGGGAACTTCCTCTCGGTCTTCTCCGAGGCCACTCACGACATCATGGTCGGGTGCGCCGCGGGCAACGACTACTTCGTGCTGTCGCCCTACTTCGACGGCGTCGTGGACTATGCCGACTTTCAGGGGCAGTCCTGCGCGTCGGCCATGTCCGAACTGGCGATGGCTTCGGCTGCGATGTTCACCGTGGATCAGTACCGCGTCGGGTTCATCAAATCGCGGCTGGGCGATCCGCTCCAGCAGGTGCCCGACACACTGGACACGCCGCTCGAGCGGAAGAGTCGGCCCGTCTCCGACTGGTACAGGGGCAGCGTCAGGATCACCGGAGAAGACCCGGACGGGAACGAGATCGATGAGACGGCTGGGGCGGCCGGGGACAGCGCCCGCCGGCTGTCCATCTCGGGCTCGCTGATCTTCAACGAGTCGCTCGCGCTGGCCATCGCGAACATCTACTACGATCTGCTGGGCCGGGTCCGCAGCGAGGAGCAGGTGGAGATCCGCGAAGGGCTGCGTGTGATCCGCCCGCTCGATCAGGTGATTCTCGACGACGTCACATACCTCGTGGTCAGCACGGAGTCCGCGCTCGGCGATGAGCGGCAGGAATTGCGGCTGATCGAATTCGCGGAGGCTCTCTGATGGCAGGCTACAAGTGGCATCCGTGGATAAAGATGATCCCGTACGACGGCGCGACCGAGACGCTGGACCTGCTGGTGGTCTTCTCCGACCTGTCGGGGCCGCAATCCCACGACGTGAGTTACCTCCCCGAGATCGACGGGGCGGACGACATCAACCGCGCCGCCAGGCCGATCTCCTTCGGCTTCCGGCCCGTGGTCACGCTGCGCATGCTCGTCTTCACGATGAGCGACCACCAGAACTACTCCAAGATCCTGAATTGGCTCGCGGACCCGAGGATGGGGCGCGAGAACGACTTCGGCGCCGGGGTTTTCCTGTCGCTGGACAACGAGCAGACCTATCGACGCGTCGTGATGGGATCCCACGGCGGCCCCAACAGCATCTCGGGGAAGACCGTCGTGGGCGCAGCGTTCGATCTGACGCTCCGCTGCGTCGATCTGATAGACGAGATCCCGTACATGGACCCGGACGGGTCGAGTCTCGTGGCGAGGTGGTGAATGGCGCTCACCGTCGCGGAAGTGAATCAGCTCGTCAACGCCATGCGGATTCTGCTGGCGAAGAGGGACATCGGCGGGAAGGACTGGGCGGCCCAGGCCGTCTCGGACCTCATCGGTAGCGGGGTCGCGTCGGCGTCGAAAGAGATCAAGCAGGGCAGCGCGCCGACCACGGACGGGACGTACTCGAAATGGACAGACAACAGCGGGAACCCCGAGAAGGTCTACATGCTACTGAATGATTCCGGGGGGACACCCCAGTGGGTCGGGCCGATTGCACAGGGGCCATCGTCATGAAGAAACTCCTGATTACGCTGCTCGCCTTCGTCCTTGGTATCGGATGGGGCCTTGTCGTTCGCGGGCAGGTCCCCGGCGATTCGGAATGGTCCGATCTTCAGTCGAAGTACATCAACGAAGTCGCCTATGCCCACAAACTGGCGACCGGCGGCGCGGGTACGAACGGCGACCCCTGGACGGGGTTCGAGGCTGCGATAGAGGCGCTATCTGATTCGCACGTCCATTTCCCGGCGGGGGAATACCTCGGACGGTTGGACATCTCCAACAACAACATGCTGCTGACCGGCGACGGGCAGGGCGTGACGATCTTCAACGCCACGGCGGACAGTGCGAGCGCCGGGTTCAACGTCACAGGTAGCGGCTTCACCTTGTACGGGATGTCCATCGTTGGCAACAGCGGGAACACCAACGAGGGTCACGGGGTCTTCTGCTCCGGGGCGACAGACTTCCGCGTCAACCACGTCACGATTACGCTGGCCGGCAAAGAGGGAATCTCGGTCAACAACTGCGCCCGGTTCTGGATCGAGCGCAACTTCATCGACGGCCCCGAGCATGGCGGCATCACGGTCTCGAATGGCGCGTCCGAGGGCGTAATCAAGAGCAACGTCATCAATGATCCGGTGGACGACTCGGCGCAGACGGCTCGCGGCGGGATCACCGTATTCGGGGGCGGTTCGCCCACAACGAACAGCATCAGCATCGAGAGCAACCTGGTCGTATCGTCCAACCGGAACGGGATACGTGTCACGTCGAGCGGCGGGGTGGTCCCGGACAACATCCAGATCATAGGAAACGAGGTAGACACGACAGGAAACGTTGGGATCTCATGGGCCGAGTCCGAGGGGATAACCTGCACCTGCACGAACAGCGTCGTTGCGAACAACCTCGTTACGGACGCCGGGGTGTCCGGGATCTACCTGACCGCAGGAACTACCGATACGGTAGTGACCGGCAACGTCGTAGATTCGTGCTCGCAGGACGCGACAGCGGAACACCCGGGCTTCAGATTGAATGCCCTGGACGGGGCGATTACAGGCGTCACCTTCTCGGGGAATACAGCGGTGGGCGCCACGACTGGGCGGTTCCTGTCGATCGGCGACACCTGTCTCGATAACTCGAACTGCACGGCAGCGGGGGTGCCTTGCGCCTGCTGCGATGGCTTCGAGAGTGGAACGTGCGACGGCGGGACGATCACGGATATATCTGTATTCTCGAATAGCCAACGCGGCACGGCACAGACCGACCCTGTCAGCTTCGATACAGGATTCGAGGAGTCCGTCGCCGATACTCACTTTGCCGGGCCTGTTGTGTTCGGGTACGACGAGGCCGACTTCCTGAAGATGGGCGCAGCCAGCGGGGCGATGAACCGATTCGGCGATGCGTCGTCCGATATCGTTCTCCAGTCATCGACCGATGGCGGCACTTCATACGCCTTCCGTTTGCCGGTATCCGGGGCTCATAGATGGGACTACGACGAAGATGCGACCTTCGATATCTCGCTGGCCCCGGCGACGACGAACGTCCTGCAACTCGACGACAACAACTCGGGCGCGTCCACGCGGAAGATCCTCCGGGTCCTCGGCACCGTCGAGGCCGACGACGGCCTCCAGGTAGGCGACGGCACCGCGCAGGACGTGACGGCGCTGACGATTGATCTCGACTCGAACAAGACGGTCACCTGGGATGAGGGCGAGGATGCGCTACTGTTCTCTCCGAACGTGCGTATCGCAAACGCCATACCGATCTTCGCGTTTGACGCGACGACCACGACAGCAGCGATCGATGCATCGTTCTCGATCTTTATGAACGACACAACCGCAGGCGACGAGGAGTCGCGCTTTGACTTCAATACCATTTCTAACGGGGTTAAGGCCCCGCGTCTGCTTGTGTTTGGCGTCGAGAATTCCACGTTTGAAGAGGGCGCGATTGCCCTCACCTGGAATAGCGTGCCGACGAATCAAGGGATGCTGTCATACTCAGGGTTCGCAGACGGTACGTGGGGGCTGCAATTTACGGACAACTCCTCTTCTCCGATTATGGCCAGTCTTCGCTCGGCGTTTGATTTCCTGCCCACGGTCACGAACACGTACGCCCTCGGCACCGCGGCGCTTGCATGGGCCTCGGCCTACATCTCCGGGACGCTCTACACCGACACCGTCGCGGAGTACACGAGCGCCGCTGGCGTGACGATCGACAGCGTAGTGCTGAAGGACGGCACCGTGAAGCCGCCGAGCGCTGGCGGGGCCTTCCCGCCAGCGACCTGCACGCCCTACGAGATATTCATCGACACCGACGAAACGGTCGACACGAACTGCACCACGACCGCAGACAACTCCCTGTGCTTGTGCACGGCGACCGACACCTGGACGGCCCTGGAGAACAATTAGCCATGAAGACACTCGCGGTCCTGTTTCTGATCCTGATGCTGGCGCCGGCGGCCCTCGCCCAGACGAACGAGGCGCTCCTCTCGTGGGATGCCTCAGTCGGCGCTCGGGGCTATCGGATCTACTGCGGCACGCAGGCGGGCAATTACAACGCGCCGGGCTACCCGCTGGACGTGGGCCTGGTCACCGAGCGCATGGTCGCTTTCCAGGCCGAGGGCGTCGAGTTCTTCTGTGTCGTCTCGGCGTACAACGGAGCCGGGGAGTCCGGGTACTCCACCGAGGTGTCGAGCTTCCCGCGGCCCGAGGCCGTGGACATGCCGAGCTCGTGCGCACCCGGCCCCGGGTCGGACGTGGCCTGTACCGGCACGCTGGCGGGCTTCAACTTCGCGCCTGACCTGGGCGTGGCCTTCGGCACGGTCGGCGTGACCACTACCCGGGTGACCCGGAACAGCTCCCGGGAGGCCGTGGTGGAGTACACGATCCCCGGGACCACGCAGCCCGGGCCGTCCGACCTGATCCTGACGCAGGGCACGCTGGACCCCGTAGTGCTCCAGGACTTCGTGGTCATCTCCCCGGTGGTGCTGCCGACCCCGCCGGCGAATCCGGTGTGGCGGTGAAGATCAACCGGCTTCGGAAGTCGTTGAAGCGCCACGAGGGGAAGCGCCTGCTGCCCTACGAGGACCAGGTCGGGAAGACCACGATAGGCTTCGGCCGCAACCTGACCGACGTGGGCATCAGCGAGGAAGAGGCCGAGCTCCTGCTCGACAACGACATCTCGAGGGCCGTGGGCGAGGCGGCGATGCGCGTCCCGTGCTGGCCGCTGCTGGACCACGCGCGGCAGGAAGTCATCGTGGAGATGATCTTCAATCTCGGCTGGCCGAGGCTCGCGGGCTTCGTGCGTTTCATGGCAGCGCTCGAGCGCGGAGACTTCACGGCCGCCTCGGTCGAGATGCTGGATTCCAAGTGGGCGCTGCAGGTCGGGCAGCGCGCCGATAGGTTGTCCAGGCAGATGCGAGATGGTGATCTCGCGAGGACGCACACTTAACCGCACACGGCACAAAGCCGGGCGTAACTGGACCAGGAAGGTCGAAGCGATGGCAAAGGTCGAGAGCGACGGGAACGGTGGTGGCGTGGTGCGATTTGGATTCAAAGAGTACGCGACGATAACGACAATCGTTGCGACCGTCTGCGGGGTCATGGTCTCGATTATGATCTACATCGTCGATCTGAAATTCGAGGCGGTGAAGGCCGCCATCGAAGCCCACAACAGCAACCCCGAGATCCACCAGACCATTCTCCAGAAGGACTCGATCTTCGTCACCGGGGCGGAGTTCGCTGCGTGGAAGGACGGCCATCTCCAGAAGCCCCACGGCGACGTGGCCGGTAGGCTGTCCGACCTGGAGCGCGAATGCGCGATCATTCAGGACCGCCTCGACAGGGCGGGGAGGTAGACATGATCGAAAATACTCTGATGAGCCTGGTGTCCCTTATGGGCCTCGTGTGGATCGCCACCCAGGGGCTGAAGCGGGCACTGCCGAGCGTGTCCCAGGATCTCATCGCCGTGATCCTCGGCCAGGCGGCCACGATGATCTTCTGGCAGATGGGCATGGTGAAGCTGGACGGGGCCGACGTGGCGAACGCTACGCCGTGGACCTATGCCCTCGTGGTGGTCTACGGGCTGCTGGCGTACGGCCTGGCGGCGAAGGGGCACGACGTGGGGCAGACGCCCGAGAAACTTCTGAAGCGCGTTAAAGGCGGGAAGGTGGTGGACTGATGAGGATCAACATCGGCGAGGCAGTCGGAATCATCAACCTGATCGCGGCGCTGTTCGGGCGCGGGGGTCGCGCGGCGAAGATCGCGAAGATCCTCGACGACGTGGACGGTCAGTTGATGGCGTACAAGTCGGCGCGGATGAAGATCGACGCGCTCGAGGCCGCCCCGGACGTGGAGACCTACGATGTGCGATTCACGCACGCCGAGCTGCTGGCGATCCACGCCGCCCACGATCTCATCAGGAAGACCGGCCGGGAGCTGAAGAAGAAGATTCGCGGGCTGTGAGCGCCAGCATCGAAGCCTGCGTGAAGGCCGGGGTCTGCCGGGTCTGTCACAATGCCATCAAAGGGATCTGCCCTCAGTGCGCGTGCTGCGGCGCCTGCGGCTGTGACCCCGGCGTGGACCACCACCCGGAGGCGTGATGGACCAGCCGAGTGAATGGTTCCCCGCGGCGGTCGACTCGCTTATGAGGTTCGGCGGGTGGCTGGCGGGCTTTGCGCCTCATCCGTATTGGGTGTTCTTTTGCGGGGTGGGTCTGATTGCGCTGTATCTGTGGCGTCGGGGGCGGAAGCGGTGAGAGTCTCGTGGAGGCCGCAGTCACAGTCCCTCCCCATAAAGAGCATACAGGTAGGGAAATGCCTGCCCACCTTGCTAAGTTCCTCTCTTAGCCTGCTGTTGTCTTCTTTGAGACGGCCAATCTCGACGCAGGTATCCCACGCATACGGCTCGTCGTGATGGTTGTTCCACTCGTGGCTCAGGTCTCCGCATGGACATCGAATCTCGCTCACTTCTCATCTCCCGTCTCTGATTTGGAAGCGGGGGTGGCCGTGGCAGAAGGCGGGGAAGTGAGAGGCTCTACGCCTTCCAAGGTCCAGTCACTCCCCATCATCCCCTCCCTCGTCGGCCCGCTCCAGGGCGCGGCGGACAGCATACAAAATCCGCTGGCCGTCTTCGTTGTAACGCGACCACCTGTGCTCTATGTCGGCTTCATCGCGTTTGACTACCCACCCTTTTGGAGACACGGCGATTGCGACCTTGACCTTATCTCTGTCATTGACTGACCAGTCGCAATATTTCTCCTCCAACTCCCCCACCCGCTCCTCGGCGGCGGCGAGTTTCTCGTATGCTGCGATGCTGCACTTAACCGCGCTGCCTTCGGTTGTGTGTGCCGCCTTTAGTTCTTCACTCAGCACGTTCGCCTTGGCTTGGGCGTTGATCGCGATTCCCCTCCACTCGTCCCGCTCCTTCTCGGCGGCCTCGGCGCGGCTGGTCAGGTCGATGTTCTGCGTGATGATCCTAGCGACCGTCTTGTCGAGCCCCTCGATCTCCTCCTCCCGGCGGCGGAGTTCGGCTTCCAGTTCTTCGATGACTTGCCGACAGTGCTTGCAGCAGTCACTCATCCCCCACCCCCAGCGCCTTTCGCTTTCCTGGCTTCACGGGCCGGTCGGTCGTGTAGTCTCTGCCTGTTGGTTTCCACTGGACCACGAGATTGACGCGCTCGTTATGGGTAACGGTTTTGGGCATAGATACTTTGACCGTCACGAACCGATGGCCGTGGCCGTCTGTGCTGGCCCGGCCGGATGTAAGCACGTTGAATCTACTTGCCACTGTCCACCCCCAGCGCCTTCTCGGCGGCGGCGTGCGTTCCCCTTAGCGCGATTTGCGGACATGAGCACACTACAATGTGATGCCCCACCGCCTCGTGCTCCGCCAAGAGGGCGAGGCAGTACCTGCGAAGGGATACCTCGTCATGAATCGGGATCCACTCTGGGGAGTTCTCTTGGTCGCCCTCGATCTCTCTCCGCAACTGCCCGATGGTTTTACTCACAGCGGCCTCGTCACGTCGTCATCGGATGGAAGGTCCACGTCAACGGAAAAGCCGCGGCCCCCGGAGAGTTCATCCTCGACGGCCGTAATCAACGCCTCTCGGGAGTTCGCCCTGATCGACTTCTGCCCCTCCCCGATGAACACGCGGAATCTAGTCACCGTGCCATTCCTGTTCGATAGTTCGCTGAGTTTCATAATGGCCTCGTCACGTCGTCATCGTCGGGGTCGGGGCCTCCTCCTTTTAACCTAGCATCCAACTCCTCCATCACCATGCGTTCAGCGCACCATTCAAGCATGTACTCATCGGGCCACCTGCAATGTGCGTTGTCGTCGTTGCAAGTCCCGTTGGCTTGCACGTGGATGTGATTGTCGTAGCGATACTCAGCGGCCTCGACTCGGGTACTCATGTAGAACAAGCCTAAGCAGAAGCCAAGTACGAGACCGAGGAACAGGACGATCCAGATTCGTGGTGAGTTCACAACGGCCTCGTTACATCGTCATCGTCAGGCGGGGCAGGGCAGCACGGCAGCGTGGACGGGACGCCCGTCTCGGCATCGACGCAACCTCCCGGACAATAGCCACAGCATGTCGCGGGGATGTTGCCGCCCCCTCCACCGCAGTTCGTGATGTTCCGCCACGCCGTGTCTCCGGGGCACATGAAGCCGCAGAGTTGCGAGTTCGGCCCGTCGTAGAGGAACCGCGATAGGCCCCGTATGCCACACGTACGAGCGGCCTGATCGTGGCACTGCACTTCTGTACAGCCCGCAGGCACCGACACCCAGACGCCCTTCCGCTTCTGCTCGCGCCAGCCTGACGGGGACGTGCGGGTCGGTGGGACTCCTTCGATGCAGACCTCGCCCGTGCGGTCGGGGGTGAGGACGCAGTAGAGCGGCGTTGCTACCTCGTGGGCGCGGCACTTTCGGTGCTGGAACCCCGCAGCGTCGGTGAAGTCGCGGCAGGTGCCGGGTTCCCCCGCCCCGGCGAGGCCGGTCAGGAGAAGGGCGAAGATGATGATTACGGGTCGCATGATTGTCTCCTATCCGATTACTGCTCGAGTCCAATCGGGGCCGTCCGTGAATCTCACGGCGTCAGCCCGCAGATGTTGAGCGCCTGCTTCAGCGTCCAGGCGGTGTAGACCGGCCCCGGCCATTCCTCGTGCCACTTGACCTGCACGGCGTTCAGCGCCTTCCCCGGCACCTTGATCTCGATCAGCACGTTGTCCCCGGTGACGCCACACGGCACCCCCACGAGTATGTCCGGAGCACCGTCGCCGAGCGAGGCCAGCGAGACCACGCCCAGCCCGCGAGCGCGAAGCCCGTTGACGATCTCGTCGTGGTTCGCGTCGGTCTTGGGGTAGGCGTGGTGTTGACTCATCAGGCTCTCTTGTCGATCTTCTCGCGGATCAGGTCGATCAGGTAGTTGAGGTCGGTGGTGTTCAACTTGTCCGCCCTCTCCATGATCTGCGCCAACACTTTCAGGTTCTCGGGTAGTGCCACGGTCTCTCCTTTGTTGTTGTTAGATTCGACTCACCCGCCGAGGCAGCACCCGGCAGGCGAGGCGAGCGTCTTGTGTCCAGCAATAGCGCACTGTCTATGCCCTACCTGTCCCCGGTTTGTCCCGCTGCAAGTCGCCGGGGTGGGCGACCGGGTAGAAGTTGTACAGATCACGTCCACACTCGGTCTTGTAGGCGCGGTCGGCTCCCATCAGTTCCATCAGCGTCCAGCAGCAGTTCAGCCCGTAGACCTTCGACGTATCGTCGACCTGATTCCACGCCTCGACCGCCTCGTCCAGCGAGAAGCCCTCGGTGGTGTCAGCACCGCAGCCGGCGCAGTTAGAAGGGAGGCTCATCTTCGCCCTTCAGCTTTCTGATCGCGGCCTCGATGGCTTCGGGATCGTCGGCCCGTGCACCGCCTCGGTTGATCTTGCCGAACTGGCGCCCGTTGAACTCACTGATCCACACACGAACGCTCTTGCCGTCCGCCTTCTCCATCTCCAGCAGGTCCGGGGGCCACGGCACGTCGAGCGAGTCGAGGATCTCCTTCGTCTGCTCGAGTTTATCGCCGAACAGGTGGTGCTTGCACTTGATCCTGTCGACCGCCCCGCCGACGCCCTCGATCTCGACGGTGAAGACCGCATCCAAAGCGTGCTCACTCTGGTAGGCGAGGTTGAGCGTGGCCTCCGCGATGACCCCGTCGTAGGTACTGTCGTTCGTCAGGCTCAAACCTCGACCTCCTCTCCGTCCATGATGATTGTCGTCGGCGCCTCGGGTCGGTCCCACCGCGCCACCACGTTGTCGGTGTATCCCGGGAAGTGGCTCGCCTCCTCACAG